TCTTCCATTGTTCCTAATTTAGTATTATCAAGGCTCACCGATCTTGTTGAATGGTTATTGATAACGATATTTTTAAAGTTGATGTTACGAACAACTGCTGTGTTACTTGAAGTTGTTATTAACACACCGCCAACATATGAATCTGTTCCAATATCTTCTCCAATTACATCGTCGATGTATGAATTTTCACAGTCAATCATACGGATAAGGTTTGCACCTGAACCGCCTGGCTTACCTGTACCTTTAACCATCTTCCCGTAAATACCTTTACAGCCGACAAAATCTACAACATTACTGTGGACGTTATCACAGATAAGTCTATCGAAATAAATTTCATTACACTGTTCAAATCGTAGGATAGATTGTGTATCACGGTAAGGAGTTCCATATGTTTCGTAAGTTGCATTTACATCAAAGATTCTAATGTTGCTACAGTTTTTAAAGACGATCCCTTTTAATCCTGCTACTGCCTTCGCTTTAAGTTTTCCGTCCACTCTGATACCGAAATTACTCTTATTCTCAATAAGGATATCTCCAACTGTTACCTCCATGTCTTTCGGAATATGGAGTATCTTGTGGTTATCAGCACAATATTTTAGAGCATGCGTTAACGCTTTCGTATTCCCATAGTTAAATGGGTCTTCATTTACACTTCTGACTCCAAAGTCTCTAGCACTTACAAATATATCATCAATACTTTTTGACGTTACTTCATAAGGTGTCTGGTAAGCGAAATCACCTTTCTCCCATACAGGGGCATTACCAATCAAGACTTTTCCTTTACTTGTTGTAACTACCGCCTTATTGTTCTTTGTAGGTAAGTAGGCAAGCATTGAAATATCATCAATCTTCGTTATAGTATCTCTGAAAATCTCATAATAGTTAATACCATCATAAGTTGCTAAAGCCCATACATTGGGATAAGTGCTTACCATATCAGGATTCTCAGGACAGAAATTGATTATAACTGGACTGTTTTCATCTCTCTGGTGGAAAGCTTTCGGTAAGTAAGAAAGATGTCCTACTGTATCCTCTGAGTAGATGTGAGCAATTTTTAACTTAGGGGTCATATTCTTATCTTCTCTGTCCATTCGATAGATAGCGTAAGGAACACTATCCGCTCCGAATAAAACACAGTTTTTCATAGGCATGATGTTTAGTAGCTGGTTAAAAGGATTCCCTGTTGTCTTCCAAGTAACCCCTAAATCATCTGACCAGAACAAGCTACTATTCTCTAAGTCTCCGTTTACAACCCAAATTCGATTCCAATAAGGGTCATACCTTGAACCATGGACGTGAGCGTTATTCGGTACTGGACCGTAATCGCGTATATTAAATACCATTTTAAAAGTTTTACCGTAGTCCGTAGATAGATACACCCCGATAGCAATACCCCTTGTACCATACTCACTGAGCACTACAATATTGCCATGTGTACTCTTACCCCAGTTATTATGGAAATAACAGTTTCCTACATTTGATGATTGGAATACTTCTTTAAATGATTTTTGTCCGTTTTCTGTAACATACACAGTAGATTTATTTATACCGTCATTCGGGAATGTAGTGAACAATAATTCACCGTTATCCAGCGAAAGTATAACATTTGGAGGCAAAGGTGCTGTTAACACTGTGCTCCATGTATTAGTTAAGTCATCGTATTTTTTAATGGTCGCTCCGTCTATTCCATAGACAACGCCGTCTTTTCCCATTTCTCTCAGTCTGATTCCGGTTGTTTCACTATCAGTTAAGTTTAGTTTGTTTGGTTTTAAGTGATGAATTTGATCTATTGCATACTTCGCATTTTCTGCCAACTTCGAATCAACATTTTTAGATAAAATCCCAATTTGAGCAGCATTTTGTTCCGCGGCTACTTTCGCTTGTTCTGCCGTTTCTTTTGATGCAACAAGTGCTGGGATATCTACACCCGAAAGTTTCTCTCCGGCTTCAATTGCCTTTTGAATTACAGGTAATGAATCTGTTGATTCAATTACTTCGTCACTCATTTTCGATTCGACAACTTCAAACTTAAAGGATCCTGTTTCTATTTTCTTATCATCAGGAAAATAAATATGAACATTTGCCGTTACAATCCCTACCGAAGTAAGTGTCTGCGTAGTAAGTAAAACTTGATACTTACCTTCCAAAACATTAATTGGTTGGCAATCTTGATAAACAATTTTTTTATCACCTTTTTCAAAAGAAACGCGGACTGCAGTTGCTTCAGAAAAATCTTCTTCATTTCCATTATGATTAATATTAATAAGTATTTTTGCACTTTTTAAGTCATTTTGGGAGTAACGCATATTTTGCGGAACAATTGAATCCCTCATAGTATCTACAGTAACTTCGTAGGTCTTAAATATAGAATTAACCATCATATCATTCCTTTCAAATAAAAAAAGACCCATACTATGGTCTTAGTTTCTAATAATGTTATTTATTTGTGCGAACTCACGCTGCAATAGCTTTCTTACATCCAAACGTGTTGTTCCAAATGTTACTTTTAACTCCCGTTTGTTGTTCTGATACACCTCTTCCACATCTGTAACCCTAGCATCCATTTGAACACCGATTTTATCATCTTCACATGTTACGATATCCCCAAGTGTCCAATCCTTTTCATATTCCATTCCAGGTTTTTCAGTGACATAAGAAACAAATGAAACAATCTTACTAAATTCATTTTCTAATTTTTGTTTCCCACGATCTTTAAGCATCTTTATAATTTCAGATTCAGGTTTCTCTTGCTTATCTTCGGTTTGATTACTTATATCTCGAGCATCGATGAACACTTCTTTACGAGCAAGTCCAGTTGCTGCTTCTGTATACGTCTCAACAATTCGTCTATCCTCACCTTCACCCTGCCCACCAACATACGCTGTGTTTTTATAACTGGATGTATCTTTTTCAAATTCTCTTTCTAAGACATTTTCTAGACTTGTTGAAAAGATAACTGGCGGATATGTCTGTTGATTCCTAGTCAGATTTTTCCCTGCTTGTACATCAAACACAAATTGCCTTGCCTCTTCATCTAAATAAACATCCCAACCTAATCCAGAAGCCAAAGAAATTTCCTTTAGCTGTTCTGCTAAATTTTTAAGACGGCTTTCGACTTGAAGATAATTACCACGTTTCTGGTTTGCTTTTAAAACTAAATTTGGTATCAGTCGAGCGGAATCAGACGGATACACAGCATGTCTATCTACATAATGTTTCATAACCGTTTCAGCCTCAGCGTACCTTCTATCATGAGTTGTATGAGAAGGTGGTATAATAATTCGATTTCTCAATATTGCCTTAATCTGATAGCCCTTAACGGTTCTTATATCATTCTTATCAATATGATAGCTAGTAATAATACCCGCGCGTTTTTCATCAATTAAAATGAAATTGTCGTCAAATAAAGCTATTGCATATTGCGCATCATTCGGAATTTCGAACTCAAACGTCCCAACATCTTCCCAAACTCTCTTAAAAGTCAGCGACTCATAATCATTAATTTCTCCGATTTTTTCTAATTCTGGTGTATATATAATCATGTTTTCCCCCCTTACAATCTTGATGGTCTGAAACAAAACTCCGGTATAATTACTGTACTTGTCTCCGAAAAAATACTTGTAAATCGTAAGGATCCGTCTGGATGTAAATATAAGAATTGCGCTTTCCCATCAGAACCCCATGCAAATACCCCCTGAGCTTTTGAGGGCCCAACGGGTAGTTTGCAAATATCTTTATTTGTTCCGTAAACTCCACCGCCACAAGTTCCCTCTACGTGATAGACTCCGTACCCATCTACCCAGTATCTAAGAGGATTTCTGTAGTCACTCACCATCATATCCGACCAATAATTTAAATAATTAGGTACCATTTTTACACCTAATTGTTTTTTTGCATATAAACCTGTTTGCCCTTGTAAATCACAAAAACTACGATCATCTGTGATTTGTGTACTATCTATATAAGCCTTGCCTTTGGTAATTCGAACTTGCGCAATCGGTAATTCATAGATAATCCCACCATTGTTCATGTCATCTTGCTGTAAAGCTGGTGGCACTGGAACATCTGCTATAGCACCTTTTTTTATCATAAGATTAATCGATCTAGTCGCAAGATTTAACTGTAAGATAATCCGATCTATACGATCTAGCGTAGTATGTGCTGGGTCGTGAGTAAAAATCTTTACTCCATCTATAATGTATCCCCTGCCGCATATCACAGCACATCCTTTATTTACAACTACTTTCATTCCGTTAGTCAACGGTCCCATACTCAACTCGTCCATATAGCCTTTTACGACCCCAGTCCCAAAAAACATATCAAATAATTGAGCGAAATCACTAGAATTGTATAATTTATCGTCACCATCAAAGAAAAAAGAACGCTCTCCTGCCATGCGTTCTCACCCCTTTCTTTTATTTTATATTCCGGTATATCTTTCTCTAAAACGGATTACAACTGTAGCGCTATCCCTACCTGCATATGCACTATAATCTAAAATATTTAGACCAATTTGCAATCTAAATTCATTCAATCTCACTCCTGAAGCAATCCAGTTGTATGCGTTGGTTTTCGTTCCGTCTATGCCTACAAGTTCAACGGTATTTTGACCATATGCTGTATTAATTTCAAGACGTTCTCCTGCAAGAATATCCCGATTGATTTGTACAGATTTCATCGTTGTAAGATTCGTGATTTTTGGATTTGTACAAGGCCCAAACACCTCTATTTTAACGGGCGTTTCAACATCACCATTATTGATTACATTCTGTTTTTCCCCCTTGTACCCAAACTGCACTTTAGGACGAAACGAAAAAGGGAAACTAAACATTGGTTCCCAAGATAATAACGGTACTTCAATATCTATGTCATTCTTCCAGTATGGATCAGGTGTATTAATATGGAGTAATCCTTGCTGTAAAATTTTATACTGTTCATCTTCCACACGATACTTTGGTAATGATTCTATAACAATCTCATTTTGAAAAGTTCCGTGCGGTAAAGTGATGGTTAAAATAAATGGACCTAGTTTTGGATTTAATATCCTATTTAAATGTCTGCGATATCCATAAACATCTGCAAGACTTTCTCCCTCAATATAAAATTCTAGTGGATATTGCATCTCCTTCATAGTAACAGCGCCTGTTGTAACACCGTCTTGCATATACCCTTGTGTACGAACTATATCTGCTTCACTTCCAGAAAGGTCGATTGAAACTAGTACATATGGTGGGAATGGTCCGAATTCTACTTTTTCACCTAAACGATTTTCAATCACTACACGTTTTCTCACATCGACCCTCCTAACATGAAAGCAATATCATTAATTGCTTTTTTCTGTTGCCTAATCACTTCAGATGTATCTTGATTATAAAAATGATTTACGATTTGTGCCGGCTGCCTTGTTGGTTTATCCTGGTTATTGTTGCTCTGTCTATATTGAACAACATTCGGGTTATCGGATAATATTTTTCTCCATCCAGACAGATTACCCAAATCATTGATTGAAAGACCTTCAAAACGCTCCATTTGACGCCCGATTTCCGATACCATCTTGCGCATACTCTCAGGAATGTGTGTTATCCAATCGTTTTGCCAATCTCCATCTTCAAAAATTGCATTAAAATACTTTGTTAGTGGATCATCACCTTTAAAACTAAATATTTCTTCTGGTTTAATAGAACGAATACCATCCATAGCATCCGATACTGTATCTTGCAAAGCATCTCGTACTACAGAATATTGGCTTTTAATTCCCGTAGCAATACCTTGCGCCATACGAACCCCGGCAAACGTCATGCTATTTGAATTACTATTCAATTGTAATTCATTTACAAGGGCCTTATTTGCTTTCAGTGCCAGCGAGCGACTTTCTTTTTCAGCCATTGGAGTCGACTTTTGAATACCCACTGCAAATCCTTCTCCAAACGGTAAACCACCTTTATCTCTTACAAGTCTCGATGGTGAATTTACATTAAGTGTAGCGGTTAATGCATTGAATGCGGCGCTAGCTAATGATGCCGCTTTCGCTCTAACTTGACCAAAAGCTCCATCCATACCATATGCAAATCCTTGTGCGAAAGCTAGTCCCACTGAATTCGCGATAATAGAACCAAGTCCACTTAAACCTCCACCAGCAACATTCGCACCACTTCCTTGTGCTGCCCCACGCTTCGACCCTAAATCATTAACAAACTTATTACCCGCTTTTGAACCGCCACCGCCATCAGTCGCATTACCCAGAGTACCTTCGACACCTTGTTTTACATTTGTGGCTGCACCAACTACACTACTTCTATTTCCGTTAATCATACGTTGCATGATATTAGTTGAGGCCGCGCCACCATTTCCATCTGTTGTGCTCCCTAAAGTCACCTGTACACCTTGTTTTACTCCTGCGGCCGCTCCATTTACACTTCCTTGATTGTTTGCAATCGCATTTCGCATCATAGAAGTGGAATTATTACCACCGTTATTATCCGTTGTACTTCCTAATTGTTGCTCTACACCTTGTTTAATCCCACTTGCTTCTCCAACGATGCCGGGCTTATTTTGAGACATAAATTGTCGCATAAGCAATGTGGACATCGCTCCGCCATTTCCATCTGTGGTTGAACCAAGTGTTTGTTCTACACCTTGCTTAACTTCGCTAGCTGCTTGAACAGGTTGACCGCCATTTTGACGAATACCATCGGCTGTTGTTTGAGATATATTTGCGCCTTGCTGCGTTGTATCAACATTTGTTTTTTGTACAACCATTTGTCTAATAACTTCAAGTGCCTGATCAATATTAAATTGACCATTCTGCATACCTTGAACAAGAGATGAAATTGTTACTTGCCCGTTTGGACCAAGATCATATTTTGTTTTATCTTCAATACTGACACCAAGTTGTTTTAATATATCTTGGATACTAACAAATCCCATTTCCATGCCTGTTTTTAAGGTAGACATGATTTTTGTTCCGTCTTTAGATAAATCAGTGGCCGTTAACTTAGATAAATGCTGTTGGAAAAAAATAAACACAGCGTCAATACCAACTGTGCCTTCTTTTAAACCATTTACGAATTGTGTTGTTGTCATCTTTCCAAGTGGACCTAAATCAATCTCTAGATTTTTCTTAAGATCGATATTTAATTTAGCTGCAATATCCGTAACGTTTAGTTGCTTTAAACCTTCCGCGAAAGAAGTCATTACTTTAATGCCTTCTGCCGTTAATGGCTTACTCCCCATTTCCACACGCATTGTATTAATAAGAGCAATCGCTACATCTTGAACTTTATATTTACCTGTTTTGATGCCTTCCACAAATTCGTCTACTTTTACAACGCCTTTTTCACCTAAATTAACAGCTTTTGTACCGTCTTCTAGTGCATAAGCGATATCACTACCAATTTGTACAGCTTTATCGCGAGTCGATTGAAATAGACTTTCATACACACTATTAGAGTTAGCTATGAGTGATTCTCCATATGTTTTTACTTCGTCAGCACTCTTTTTGCGTAAATCAGATTCTTTAGCTGCTCGATCTTGAAGACGTTTGAAAAGATTTTCGTTTTTACTCTCAATTATTTCAGAGTTCTTAACATACTCCCCAAACCCTCGACCTTGGATTGTAATCCTTTCTTGCTCAGCTTTTGTAATACCAGTTGTTAAATCCATCTCAACGCCTTTAGATTTCAATACCTCTTGCGCTTGTTGAAGTTGTTGTTCATATCCCTTGGTTAGCAATGTGGATTGTTCAGAGTATTTCTTGTTAATTTGAGAAATTGCGGCCTGCTGTTCTCCCGAACCTTTTATATGACTCTTTGCATATTCAATTTCTTTTTGTTTAGCCTTATCCAAATCATTATATAGATTTGTGTATTCTTTCCCTAAATCTTTTACTTTCCCTTGGATCGTTTCAACAGAAGTATTTTTGTTGAAATTATCCATTGCTTTTCCTATTTTTTGAATCTCATCTACACTTTTAGTTGCGGATTTTCCCACTTCGGCATCAATTGTTTTCAAAGCGGTTAAAAATACGTCTTTATCCGCTGCACTCATCTTGTAAATTTGCCCGTTATACTGCGATAAGAGATTCCCAATTTTCTCATGCGCTTTAAGAACAGCTTCTTCTTGAGCCTTATACAATTCCATCTGATCATTCAAAATTTTATCTTTTGCTCTTAATACGGCTGAATCTGTTTCACCAGCAAACCAACTATCCAAATGAGCTTTGAATTTGCCTTTATCCTTATTAATCGCTTGAATCGCTTCATCTGCTAATTTGCCAAATTCATCATGCGCTCTTTGCACAGCTTCTTTTGCTTTTTCACCCGTCATAGTTGGTATTTCATCTAAAGTTTTAAAAGCTTTCTCTTTCAGATTTACATATCCTTCAAGAGCTTTTTTCGTCCCTTCACTTACACCATCACCAAATCTACGACTATCTTCGTCTGCTTTTTGCGCTTTTTTACCAGCTTCCGCAAAAGCAAAACCTAACGCACCAAGTCCAATTACAACTCCGCCAATTGTCGCAACAATTGGATTCGCAATAATTGCACCGATACCAAAGGAAAGTAGCCCAAGTGCGCTTACAACACCCATAACCGCTGGTGCTAATAATAATGCTGTACCGTATACTTTTTTAGAACTATCATCCAACCCATTAAACCAATCAGCTACGCCTTTAATTGATTCTTTCAATTCAGGTATTGCCTGTTTGGCGATATCTAAAATAACTTTACCAAGTGGCTCTAAAGCAATTTGTAGTTCTCTCGTTACGGATTTCCATTGCTTGGCACTTGTATCATAACCGTCAACCATTTTATCCATTGCGCCACTATAATTTCCTAAACCAGTTTCCATATTGTTTAGAGATAACATAGTAGTTGCTTCGAGATCTTCCCATTTCGTCCCAAAAAGCGAAACTCCAAGCTGGTTAACTTTGATTTGGTCGTCACTTGTTTTCAATTCATTTAATACAGCATTAAAGACGTCTTTTACTGTACCTTTACCTTTTAAGAACTCTTGCCATACTTTCTGTGTTCCTTTTGACATTTCTCCCATTGCGTCTGAAGTAGATTTTGAACCATCCTTCACACGAATTTGGAACTCTTTCATTACGTCATTCACATAGTCGAGATTGTATGCACCATTTTGACTACCATTAATTAAAATGGTGAACATTTCTTCAGCGCTAAATCCCATTTCGTGGAACAAGGGACCGTATTCACTCAAATTATCAAATAACTCATTAGAATAATTTAATCCTTTGGCGGAACCTTGCGCTAATAAATCAAAAGCTTGTTTACCAGATAAACCAAATCGACCCATTAATTGAGCTGCACCACGAGTTACCTCGTTTACATCAGACTCCATCGTTTCAGCTAAAATTTCACTATCACGGGTTACTTGTTTTAATGTTTCATCATCATTAATATCTTTGATATTACGCTTTACTTTAACTAAAGAATCGCTGACACTAGCTAAATCTTCACCATAACCTTCTCTCCACACTTCTTTTGCTACTGCGCTGACTTTTAAGCTCTCTTCCCTCGTTAATCCTAAACCAGCTTGTACTTTCTTATTTGCTTCTTCAAATTGAGACGCATTAACTACTAATGCTCCGACACCTGCCGCTACACCAACTGCGGCTGCTCCAAATCCTTGACTAATTCTTGAGCCAGTATCTTGCATTGTGTTTCCAACTTCGTTCATGCGTTCTCGCAATCTTCCAGAAACATTACCTAACTGTTCCATTCTTTCTTGTGTATCGCCTAATTCATTCCTATAACGATGTAATGCTGCTGAAGCATTATTAAAAGCTGTATCATTTCGAGAAACTTGAGCCGTTAATCGTTGTAAAGCTTGTGTACCTTGCTTGTATTCTTGTTGCAATTGATTGTATTGAGTTTGTAGGTCTTTTGTTTCTTGCGCATTCTTTCCGTATGCCTGCGTACTTTGCTGTATCTCTCGTTCCAACTGTTGCATAGATGTAGCTAATTGCTCGCATTTTTGGCGCATTTCTTGCTGTTTTTGTTGAGATGTCCTTAAAGCTTGCTCATAATGCTTCATCTTTTGCGTTTGCGCGTCTATTTTTTGATTTAAATGATTTGCTTTATTCTCCAGTTGATCCATCTCAGAACCAACACCACGCAACTGTTCTGAAGTATTTCGGAATTCCGCATCGATTCTTTTCAAACTTCTATTAATGCCTGCGATTCCATTTTCAAACTGATCTGTATCCAACCGGACGCGACCGCCGATTGTATTATCACCTAGTGCCATTCAATTCTCACCTACCTTTATAACCATGCTGGAGCTTGGTTCGCTGTTGTCACTCGATTTGCTTTTTCTTTTTTTGCTAAACAGGTAAAGTAAAACGCAATATCCATTTCGTTAATTTGATTCTGTGTCATACCTGCATCCATAAGTAAGTTATAAATATTGATTACGATGTCTTGGTATTTGACCGTTTTTTCTTCGGATTCATTTTCAGTTGTTCCATTAACTTTTTTTTCGCGTCATCAACCGTTTTCATTACCTTAATTGCTTCATTCAAACGTCCCATAATTGTTAAACAGACGGAATGAATCGTAAGACTTAAAAACCATACATGTGTGCCATCCACAAACTCTTGCGCTGTAAACTGATTTCCATAAATACGCGATACGAAATGAGCCGCTCTTTCAATCGTTTCTTTTGGTACAAGATCCGCTTGTAATTCATCTGCTAATGTGGAAGCTTCAAAAGTAGCTGATCCAGGAATAAACTGTGGCAAATAGTAATCTTTTGTTCCTTCTTCATTTTGCAATGTAATTTTCATAACCGATTTCCTCCTAGAAATAAAATAGGGACAGCATTAGCCATCCCGTTATTATTATTTTATTAAGGTGTTACTACAGGTGGCGTTGGAACTGCTTTAAACCAGTTCGCTGCAACAGCTGCATCAAATCCAACTTCCTCTTCATCCAAACGGTGTCTCCAGTTTCCGTCAGCGCGTTGGATTGCTTTACCTTTAATTTTTGCACTTTGGAATGTCGGTTTGTCTTCTGCTGTTTTATGCTCATCGCTTGGAAGTTCAAACTTCATTTTGTAATAACATACATATAGGTTTTTTCCGTTATCATATGGTAAACGGTATAGTAAAGCTACATAAGGAGGTACATCGCTTGTATTATCAACAACTTGACCTTTTACAACCTTTTTACCTAGCAACTCCGCATAAACAGATAAAGGTAATGTATCAACTTCTAATTCAATTTCCGTTCCTCCAAATGCACTAGCTGTTGCTGCTGGTCCACCTTCAGCATAAAACGTTACTGATTCTGCTTTAGGAGAAGCCTTTCCACTAACTGTTTTACCGATTCGTTTTGGTGTTCCGTAAGTGAATTTACCATCTGGTGTTTCTGTTAAAAGCGCGTAATGCAAATCTCTAAAATCAATTGTCATTGCCATATTTCATTTTCCTCCTTAATTCATGATTTCCGTTACAAAACGAAAACCATATCGATAAATTTTTGTATCCATTTCATAATCTGGATAGGTACTTAAACGCTGAAAAGACAGCTTTTTCATAGCTGCCTGAACTGCGATTTTTAATTGTGTTTTAATTGGTGACATTGACCAGATATCTACTTGATATATAATCTGTGAAGTTGTTTCCTCATTCTCTGCATATAATCCTGGAGATGTATTTAATTCGGAAAAGGTAATCCATATAGGCGTATTGTCATTACCTTTTACAAATTGATATATGAATTGGCCACCTAGCTCAGAGGTAATGACTGCATCTTTACGTAATATATCGAATACGTCTTTATTAAAATTCCTCATCGCCCTGTAACCCTACGCATAAACTCTCTTTCCATTGCTTTCAACACCTCTTTTTCACTCTGAATCAGTGTTTTTTCTGCAAATCCTTTATGTGGTGGATTAGGATTTTTGCTTGTTCCCCAGTTCTGAAACTTCATGTAGAAGTGGGCCGTTCGATCTGTCTTATCCCATCCAATATCGATAGAATAAGCACCGCCATTTTTCACAACTTTTCCTTCTTCGATAGCATCCCTAGCATGCTTTCCATCTCGCCACGGCTGTTTCAATGTTGGTTTTTGAGCCCATGGGCCAACAGGAGAATTCATCTCAAGTTTTCTTTCAAACACCTTTGCTCCAGCTTGTAACGATTGTTTTGTTATTTTGGGAATATCCTGTCCTAATTGTTCTAAATCTCGAATCCATTCTTCTATACCGAAGACCTCTAATTCTGCCAATTCGACCGCTCCTCACAAATAAGGCACATTTCCTTATGTTGTTCGTCGATATCAACAACTGACTTAATCTCGTATAACTTCCCATCATACCTTACACGCATTGCTGAATTAATACCCTCTCGATATCGAATTGTGAAGTTTATTAATTTAATAACAAATTCAGCATTACCTTGGAATATTTCTGATTTAAAACCTGTGCCAAATGGGGTTTTAGGTTCTGCCCAAACTGTAGCGAAATCTTCCCATACGGATGGAAGTATATTCCCTTCTTCATCCTTCGTTTCAGATTTATGCTCCAGTATGATTCTTTTATTTAACTTTGCTGCATTCAATGGTTTTTTATATCTAAACGGTTGCATATTACTCACCGTCCAAATTAATCTCTTCTAAAGCTTTTGCAATACCAAAACTATTAATTTCGCTTAAAAAATTCTTAGTGAAATACTCCAACGCATCGTTATAAACATAACGAGAACGTTCAAAAACTAATTCTTTGAACGTCTCATCTTTGTTTATGTCATACGCTCCGCAATCTTTTATTAAAGCGCTGGTAGATGCAGAAAGGATGCGTCTCAGGTTATTGTCTTCATCATCACCCAAGCGCATCCTATCTTTGAATTGCTGTAATATTTCATTTGAAATTACTGTATCCATTTACATCATCCTTAACCTTCTGGAGTTGGAAGAACAAATGAAATCTTCAGATCATATACAAGAGCTGCTTTATTATCTTTTGGTTTACCATTCGCAAACTGTTTGATTGTATAAAGAGTAGCATCTTCAATCGCTAATGTTTGGTCGAACTTTTTAAGTTTATATCCGCCAGCGATTGCTGCAAGATATTGACCTTTTACAAAGAATAATGCTTTTCCTACTGGAACTTCTTCAGATTCAACAGTTTGAATGTTATAAGGTAATGCCATCACCCATTGACCCGTTGCAGTTTGAATTGTATTACGCGCTTGTACACCGATTGCATCCACAGGATTAACAACCATTACAATTTTGTTTAATACTTTACGGGATTTCCCTTTTCCATCAACAGATAAAGCTTTTACTACTTCATAAAGCTCACCTGCAATTACTTCACCATGTTCAGAAGGAGCAAATGTTAATGTACCGGATGATTTTTTATCAGTAACTGCGCCTGTAGTTGCATTTACATCTTTCATTAAACCTACAGGTTGATGTGCTACTGATCCGCCACCATTTACAAAACCGAATTCTAAACCTACTGAATACGATTCTACTAATAAAGTTCGAACGTAACGTTCAACCCATACTGGACCAAGCTCTAACATGTCGTTCGGAATAGCTGCAAATGCAGTTAATTTAAGTTGACCAATTTTTTCTTCTCGGAATGCTGCATTTACTTGTCCTCGAATTTCACCGAATAACTCGCCCCATGCATATGCTTTTGTTGCATCAGAATAAATGAACTTAGTAACTGCACCTAAATCTTGTAAACCAAGTGCTTCAAGCAATGGATGTTCTGTTACTAAATCTTCAAATACTCGTTCTTGCGTAGTCACCGGAAGGATTTCACCATCTTTAAATCCACCTTCTTGTACAACTGCATTGAAGAATTTTGTTTCTGCAGCAGTTAATACGTTTTGACCGCGTTGTTGAAGAATAGAACGATCTAACATTTCGTCATTCACTTGATTACGAACGGTGTTAATTACATCCGTTTGCATCGCATCAAAGAAGTTTTCAAATGCCGTCGTTTGTTCTTGTTCTGTACTTTCTGCATTAGTTAACGCATCTGTTAATTTTGCTTTCGCCTTAGTAAATGCTTCCGATTTATTAAATTTAATAACCATTCTATATTTCCCCCAATTTTTATAATTTTAAAAAGAGCCCTTTAATCCCACTGTTTTTTACAGGTGTAGGACTAGGCTCTTTGAATTGATTCTTATACTGATTTAATTCATTTTGCATTGTTTGCATTTGAGCTTTTAATTGTGTAAGTTCTTCATCCGTAGTGTCTTCCACAGTTGTTGCGGTAGAAGTGGCAAAACCGATTTCTACGGATTCATTTGCACTAAACCATGTCTCTTCATTTACCATATTACGAACTTCTTCTCGCTCAATATTTGCACGAGTCATGTAAATATCAATGATGCCATCTTCTAATTTTTCAAGCATATCAGCTTCTTTTCGCATAAGCGTTTTACTTCCCCAAACAATTGTTGAAGCCTCATGGATCATCAGCATTGAACCTGCTCCCATGATTAATTCATCTGCTGCCATAGCAATAATAGAAGCCGCTGAACAAGCCCATCCATCTACATGAATTGTGACCTTTCCCTTATGTGACTTTAGACGGTTATAAATAGCAATCCCGTCAAAGGCACTACCTCCTGGAGAGTTAAGATGAATAATTAAATTATTACTGCCCGCTTCTTTTAAAGCATTATCAACATCTGTGGCCGAAGTAGAATCCCACCACCATGATTCACCAATGTCTCCATAAATGGTTAATTCACTTACTCCCTGTTCATCATCGTGAGTAACAGCAAAATTATGTGGAATGTTCGCTAACTGCTCATTATACTTTTGGTTTTTAAATCCGAATTTACGTTTCATCTGATTCATGATTATCCTCCCCTCCTTCAGTTCCATCTAATTTGGTATAGTTTTTCGTAATATGATGTGTATTTAAGTTAGGATCCTCAGAAATTTCATATCCAACTTCCAATCGAATCTCATTTCCTGTAAATGCACTTGAAGAAATAAGTTTATCGATACTTGTAGCAAGGTCGAATATGTTCTGATAAGAAACAGCTTTAACTTCAATTTTTTGCCCTTCCAGATACTCATTCATTTCGAAGAATTTCATATTTGCTTCATCTGAAAGTTTCTTAAGTAATGGATTTACGGTGAATAACATGTAATTTTTCGTTTGTTTTTCTACATCAGCCATTTCACCAAATAACAAAGCTGTAGGGATTCCAATAGACATTGCAACTTGACTTAAAAAACCATTAGTTACTTTATTGATTTCATCCACACTTTGACCAGAATTTCCTCCCCCTGATGTTTCAGCATATTTAAATCCTGGTTGTTGCGGAATAATAGCAACATCTTTTTCACCAATCGCCTTATACATGTTATCGATGAATTCTTGAAGTTTTGCTTGATGCTCTTTACTTTTCGCGGCAAGCATGTCCATATCTACAGTTCCACGAATTTGATTTTTACGCTTTTGTGAGCTTAATATCCTACCAAATAAGTCACCATAATCAGCAAATAATCCGTCGATAAGCGGTGATAATTTGTCATTTCGATATTTTAAATGAATAACTTCACTTTGCTTAAAGCTTCGCTTAAACTCATAATCTTTTATTACTACATTTGTAAACGTATCTTCAAAAATAGCATATTCATTATGTTGAAAGTCATCGGCGATAAGAAGGTCACCATCATCAGCTTGTATAATTAAAGCTTCATTATCATAAATCAGCTTATAAATATACTTCTCCCAAAAGGTACTTGCGGTCATATTCTTATTCGGTCTAACATTTAACCTATAGTAAAGCTCATTTTTTTCAAATACTTTACCACTTTTCACTCTAAATTCTGATTGACTAATTGTCCTTCCTAAAAAAGATATACAGGTATCAATAGCCAATCGCTTCATGTGAACCCTATTCGCCTTTTCAATAAACATTTCTACATCAAATATAAAACCTACTTCACTATTTCTTTTAAATACTGAACCTAGCCATCCAATGATTATCACCCCCTTTATTAGAATTTAATATTATCTAGCATAAAGTCGAATTCATCTATGAGAATGTTATCCGCTTGCCATAATGCATGAATAAAAGCTTGGAATCCATCTGTTTTCCTTTTAAATTCATCTTTTTTCAGATACTCTTTATTGCCGTCTTTTTTGATGTGGACGTAGACGTTGTTTGTATACCAACGCATTAATGGATTATCTCCAAAAATAATACGGTTATTTGCGAATAACGTTTCGACCCTTGGCGCCAATAAAGAATGAATAGCTTTCGGGTTACGAATATATAACAATATGAATCCTTCAGCTTCAAGTGCCGTTTTAACAAGATCAAGGCGGAAAGTATCAGCTACTATTGTGTTAAATCCGTATATCTCACGCATTTTCACAAACCAATCTACAATATGTGAGATATTAATGACTGGTTCATCCACAATAGTTAACAAACCATCTTCAGCCCATTCATATATAGGTGCTTTTAATTTCACCTTGTCCAAGAAACCTTTACGTACAAATGAATGACTTTTCCAAATATAATCCTCACCATGTTTAAATAGTAAACCGACTGCCGCGAAGTCTTTGATACTGGCGAAGTCGAGGCCGCCTACAGCTACTTTGTGTCTTAAATCCGGGACTTCCCTAAGTGTTTCTCCATCTTCTTCAAAACCAGTACGCATTATCTCTTCCCATGAAGCTACTGACTTTGTTAGGTCCGTTTCAGGGTAATTCATACGTTTCGTTATAAATTCTTCACGGTTTGATGGATTGTTTGCTAACTGTTTATATTGAGTTAATACCTTTTTAAATAACCCTTTAGCATAAGAGCTTCTTGGCTCACTAAACATAGGGTTCGCCTTTTCCCACACATCAGGATTATCAATTTCTTCTGGGTTATCAATTTTGCAGATGAAGGGGAACAATGGATCTTCTAAATCTTTTCCTTTTAGAATGTTCATTGCTCTTTCTTTTGTCTTGTCCAGGAATCCATCGCGGACAAAACCATCTGTACCAATAAAAAATTCTCTAGCATTTGGCACTTTTCCAAGTCCACTAGAGAATACATTAACTACATCAAAGTTTTCATATCGATGTATTTCATCATAAATAACACACCCATCGCGAAGACCATCTTTTGAACTTGCATTAGATGTGTGATATTGCATAACGCTCTTTGTATCATTACCAAGGATTTCAACCTTAGTTCGGTAAAACATATCTTCTAATACTTCTTTACCTTCAATTGCATCATAGACCTCGCGGAAAGAAACTTTTGCTTGCTTTTCATTATTGGCAACGATTGAAACATTGTATCGATCTATTCCATGCAATGGACTAATAAAGAAATGACATAATGATGAAATCAAACCATTTTTACCGCCACCACGAGCCATCATAATGAGAAACTGCTCGTAAAAAACTGAATCGTCTTCTTCATAAAAAAGAAAAACAAATGCGGTTAAAAACTTCTGAAATGGTTGTAATTCGAAATACCATTTCTCTGTAAACCTTATATAATCATCATGCATTTCATTATCGAAATACAGATCATCACGTATTAAGATGTATTTCTCCAGGTAATCAATTAGCATTATGCGCTCTTTATTCAGCTTAATTTTCCCTGCGCGATACATTTCAATATATTCTGTGACATATTTATTTTGAATCATGTTAAATCTTTAGCAGAGCGCACAGGTTTTGGAGGAACTATCTTTTCTTCTGCCGATGCTTCTAATCCAAGTGCATCTAAAATCTTTATCATTCGATCATTAGTTTTATGTAAATCATTAATAGAAGGATTGGATTTCGGACCATGCATGCCAGATACTTTTATTCCCGTTTCTTCAATATCATCAACAAGAATACATTTTAAATCCCACAACGATAAATAGTCTTGAATTAAATCAGTGTAATGATTACCTACAATCTTTTTTTCTTTCAATTGATTTGTTAAGTCCTTTTCAATCCTTTTTCTCATTGTTTCACGCTTAACTCTAGCCATAATCTCCCTCCCTTCTGATTTACATCGTTTTCCAATTTGATATAACGCGCGAATTTGGTTATAAATTTAAAAAATCGACCCCCTCCCCGGTGCTGAGTTCCCCAAATTTCTTTAAAATATTTTAAGGGGGGGATTATTTTCGAATTGTTCTACCACTTCTCATCGTTTTCCCATTTATTCGGTTTCTTTTCAAAGAATCTTCCGTGTTCTTTGTTGTGGCAATCCACACAGACTGTTTCTAAATTATCTTTTTCTAGTGCAAGTTTTGGATGATGTTCGAGTTCTTTTATATGATGGACTACGAGTTGAATCTTCTTACGTTTTGCCTTCTCACTGTACTCATTGGTATCTGTTTGCACTCGACCATTGCGCTTACACTCTTGGCATTCATAGTTGTCACGCTTCTTTACTTGCTCGCGTATACTCTTCCACTCACCACTGTCATAGAACTTACGCTTCTGTTGTTTGGTTTTATATTCATTCACTATCCTTTACCTCGATCACACCTGCATCAATCCGATTCTCTCGTCGTTGAATATCAAGGCACTTCTCACAGTAGAAAGTAGCTGATACTTCTCGAATGAATTGTTTACCTTCAGAATAAAAGGAAGTAGTCTCACTATCTAACACTTGATACTTATGCTCACACATTCATCTCACTCCCTTTAATCTCGACCCATCAATCGCCCATGTCTTCCCAATCTTCTTTGCCACAATCTTTCCTTGTGCGCAAAGGTTCTTGACATAACCAGGTGATGTATTAAGAATAGCTGCAGCTTCATTCACACCAATTGTATTGAGTAAGAATGAATTCACATCCTTACTCATCATCCACCACAATCAAATGTTCAATCCCTTTTAATCCATCATCATCAACATGCATAGTTACTCTTCTTAGAATTTGAATCACATCATCTAAAGTTTTAATCTTATTCGGGTCAATCTTATGTCTACGTTGAGGTTTAAATGCTATTGTTTTAACTTTCATCATTAATCCTCCTCTAAAATAAAAAGCACCCGAATGGATGCTTTTCTATGGATTACTTATTTGTTTTTTCATTACGGTATGTGAAGTTTTATCTTTCTTTCAGCTAACAACCACGACAGACGCCATCGGAAAACTTATCAGGTTCTCCTAATTCTGTCTACCTAGGATGTTGTTAGCTCAAAGAAGAGCAAAAGCTCTCCCTAATAACGGTGTCATTCAATCAGTACCATCTGCTGGTTTCGGATTTTATTTGCCGTCATTACGAATCGTTTAGAAATGTTGAAACAACATAGTGAGTTGTGTTTTCCGCCACTTCTCACAATACAAATATATCACGTTGATTCCAAAACAACCGGCACATTTCCTGCCAAAAATCGGTCACGAGTCTGCCACTTATTTTTATTCTTCACTCTTATGTACTTTATCCTAATGAGTTATCCATATCTTATATTGTGTGTAACTGACCCCTTCGCCAAATCCCTTGATATCATTGACTTAATTAAACTGACCCTTTTGAGTTACACAGTACAAAATTTATGAGTAACTGTATAGATTTAAAAAGAAAAAGCAATGCTTAGATTTTAAATCTAGTCATTGCTTTATCCATTGCATCTTGGTTTACCCCTATATAACGCAATGTGACCTTCTCTGACGAATGATTGAATATCTCCATGAGTAATGCTATGTTTTTTGTTTGCATGTACATATGATAGCCGTACGTCTTTCTCAGCGTATGTGTTCCTATTTCGTCTAATCCAAACTCCGCCGCTGCTTCACTTAATATCTTATATGCCATGCTACGACCGATTGGACGATTTCTACCTTGTCTACTTTTCAATAGGTACTCATTATCTTCTCTTTCTTCAATAAACCATTTAAGTTCTCTTTTCAATGCTGCAGTAATTTGTATTCGTTTCTGTTTTCCTGTCTTCTTTTCTCTCATCGATATATGACTACCTTTGACATCTCCTACCTTCAATTTCAAAATGTCAGAGATTCTTAAGCCTGTATTGATTCCCATAATGAAGAGAATGTAATTACGTAAGCTCTTCTCCTTAAAATAATCTTTTAGCTGCTGTATTTTCTCTGGATCACGTATCGGCTGAACAAAATTCATTATTCATTACCTCCAGTTTCTTCAGTCTCATAAACTTCTAATCTAAGAGCAAAAGCAAGTTTATAAAACACTCTAGCCTTAACGCGTCGATAAGTACGCTCACTCATGCCAAGTTCGTTATATACAATATAATCGCATACATCTTCATCTTCTAAATAACGCTTAATAATAATGTTTCTTTGGTCCTTTCCAGCACGCCCATTGCCTAAACGACTAAGAAACTGGTCAATGCGAAATGACGTTTGCTTAATCCACTCTTCTCGTTTACTTTGCTGTATATTAGCCATTGCGACATCTTCTAATGGCTTTCCTACATCATTTGTAGGTCCGTGATATCTAATTTCATAAGAAGGAGTGACTTTCATTTCTTCACGCATCATTCCAAACTGTCTATATAAACGTACGCTTTCCAGAACACCTTCTAATTTTTTCTGCGTTGCTGCTCTATCGATTTTTGGTAAGAAAGATAATTGTTTAGTCATGTAAGACCACTCCTCTTTATTTTTATATTACTTTTGTCTTAATGCTCCACGTCTTCGTTCATATCGTGGTCCACGAATTCCCATTAAATCTTCAATGTCACGAGTACTTAATTTTTCTTTTCTTTTTTTCTGTTTTTTCTTCTTTCCTTGCTTGGATTGCTTTTTCCATTCACGTAATTGATCTCTTAGTGCCTTCATTTCCCCATCTCCCTTTTCAAAATAAAAAAGACACCTATTCCTAAAACAGCCTTAATTGCCGCTTTAATGAATTGGTGTCCTCTAGTTTTCTAGCCGGACTATATTCTGTTTGCTTTACTTTAAAATGCCAGCTTGTACAAAGATGTTTCTCCAAGCTTTATTAACTTGATACTTCTCCACCTCTTTTGTGCGACGAGCAATTGCTTTTCTGATTTTTCTTTTCTTCAAAGCTTTCATTCTCCTAACCTCACTTTCTATTCTTCAACGTAATACTGCCTCATCCAATACACACACAGTATTATGGCAGCTATATCCCAAAGTGAATCTAAATAATTTTGTAATAAAAACTGATTTGCAACCTCTAATCCATTCTCGATAGCCGTTATCGTGAACAGCATTGCTGACCATTTATTAACTTGACCATTATCAATTACAAGTACAATAGCTATCAAAAGTGTCGCTCCACCTAACGTGTCTGCTACATCCCACCATTTCTGCTGTATTACTGCTATAATTGCTAATCCCACATTAAGTGCGATAAGTAACGAGAATAAATGTTTATAAATCTTGTTATTTGGTAACATGTTTTTCTCACTTTCTATTCAAAGGATTATTTTGTTAAAAACCCCGAAGATATTTTCTTGTCAGTAAAATTTTTCTGATAATTTCATTTGCTAGGAAAATAAGGATTATTAGTTTCATACATCAAAATACTTATACATATTCATTACATACAAAATGTTAATTTTGTATGTTCCCTTATAAAATTAAACTTAAGAAAGGGTGATAATATAATGCTTAAGTTTTTTCTAACCTTAACTGCTAAAAACGATCAAACAATAACATGGAAGAAATACTATTATGAAATTGTTAAAGCTATGATCATTTATAAATGAATCGAATATATTTCCATGAGATTCAATCAAATTTTATTGAACAGATTTACAATCCTTACTGAATAAAACTCAATATTCCGTCAATACTGTAAACAACCCATTAAGTTACTTTCTCCTTGTTCCCCCTTGGAGAACCGAGCAGTTAGCTTTTGCTAGCTGCTCTTTTAATTTTTAGGAACTTCAAATTTCGCTTTCAATCGTTCATAAGTTATTTTTTCCTGTTCTTCTCGTTTTCTTTTATATTCCTCTTGTTGTTTTTGTTGTTCTAATCGTCTTTGATTCTCATACTCTTCAATTTCTTCATGAGATATTATTCCTTTTTCATGCAATGTTTTTCTTAACCAATCCTTTTTTAATATATAAGCTCTAGCGTTGCCTTTACTGTAAGCATGAATTTCACTGTGATCATCTTCGCGCCATTGCTCAACTACAAAGATTCCCTTATCCTTTGTGACAATCGTAATAGCTTCAGCAAATTGAGCCATGTGTGTAAAAGCTATTTCTTTTCCGATTAAATCTTCTTCTTTATCAATAAAGTACATTTAACATCTTCCTTTTCTACAAAATGAAATTTTTATTCTAATTGGCTATTTGTTCATATTCGTCAGCAAACATAAAGATATATCCACCGCTTGTCCGTGATTTATGA